AACTTTAAACAGATTTGGCGCTATCTTACTTAGTCCCGCTTTGCCAAGGCGGAGGATCCCACTGGCAAATATACCCATGAACGGAGCAACTGCACCAACAACTTTAAACCCTTTATATGCAAGCAACAGCTTTGGAAGCAAGACAATCACTTTTGCAACCGTATCCGAATGGTTTTCCAAAAATTCAGAAAACGTCACAATACCGTCTTTTGCCGTTCCGATCACATCCGAGAAGTTTCTGATGCTGTCCGTACTGCCAAAAGAACCGGTAAGTTTACTTATATCGGTAATGATCGCGCCGATTGCATCTCCCAGCGCTTTACCCGCCTCTATCGCATCGATTTTCAGTATATTCCAGTATGGTGTTGCTTTTCGCTGTAACAGTTGCATCTTGTAGATGAAATTCTCAATCCCTTTCCCGTTGGATAGTTTTTCATTGATTTTTCCAACGGCATCCGTCGCAGTTCCAACCAATCCTCTCAGATTGCCGCCAACCCGGTCAAAAATGGTAATTCCCAGACCTTCCATACTGGATTTCAGGATAGTAACATCACCCTTCAGATTGTCCAGTTTGACTTTCGCCATATTCTGTGCTGCATTCTTGGAATTATCAATTGCTTTTGACAGTTTATTAAAATCTTTTTCACTTGCATTTGCAATCGCCAGAACCCCAGACATTGCTTCCTGACCACCCAGCATTGCTGCATAAGAGGCTTTCTGGTCTTCCGTCATGCCCTTCATGCCTTTTCGCATATCTTTCATGATGGTTCCGAAACTCTTCATGCGACCTTTGGAATCTGTCATGCTTAACCCCAGCTTTTTCATAGCTGCGGAGGATTCCTTGGTCGGTTTCGCCATCCTGGTGATAACCGAACGAAGGGCTGTACCGGCTTCACTTCCTTTGATACCACTGTTTGCCATCAGACCGGTAGCCAAAGCGATATCCTGAATCGAATACCCCATTGCTCCTGCTGCCGCACCAACATATTTGAAGGTTTCACCCATCATTTCCACATTCGTGTTGGCGTTCGAAGATGCCGCTGCCATGACATCCGCAAATGTTCCACTGTCTGATGCGGATTTTCCGAAAGCGGTCAGCGCATCCGTCACAATATCAGAAGTTCTTGCAAGATCCGATCCCGAAGCCGCTGCCAGATTCATGATTCCGCCGATTCCGGAAACCATATCTTTCGTTTTCCATCCAGCCATCGCCATGTATTCCATCGCATTCGCTGCTTCTGTTGCCGAAAACTGTGTCGTGGCGCCCATCTGCTTTGCTTTCGATGTCAGCTCTTTCAGATCATTTCCTGTTGCTCCGGAGATCGATGCCACAGAAGACATCGCACTCTCGAAATTAGTACCGGCGCTGATGGTTCCTGTGGTCAGGCTTTTCAGTCCATTTCCGACTACGGATACCGCCTTTGATCCGATCGCAGCCATCGCACCGAACCCGATCCCACTGGTAAGTGTGCTTTTCAGGTTTTCCGCATAGCCGCTACAGGCTTTCATTGTCGAAGAAAAGTTTGAATCTTTGGCAGATAAGATCGCTTTTACGCTAAAAGATTCTGCCACCGGATCATCCTCCCTTCCTCAGCAGCTTTGAGATCCCGATAAATCTCGGATCCCGCTTCTTTTTCTTTCGTTCCCGCATTTTCTTCAGTTCCTTTTCGTAATCAAAGAACTGCCGGAATCTCCGGTATACCGGAACAGTCTTCTTTCCCGATTTCTTTTCCGCCTGGACCGCAAAATTTAAAAACGCCTGTCTGTGCGCCCGGTATTCATCATCTACCATCTGATATTCCAGTGCTTCCAACATGATTTCATATTGTGCGATCGTCATGCGGTCCACCTGTTCAAAAGAAGTAAAATGAAAATACCGGAAGCAGTTGATCGCCGTCTCCCGGTATTGTTCCTCAAAGCTTATTTCTTCGCTGCTTCCTGTTTCGCTTTCTCCTCCTCGATCGCTTTCTCGATCTCCTGCAGGCATTTCTTCGTAGCATTTGCATTCTTTAAGAAACCCAGGACATCCTCAAACAGCTGATCGATATCCGTCTCCGGATCATCGATGTATTCATCCAGAAGTGCTGTTGTCACTCTCGGTGCCTGATCTTTATTGGCAGCCACCAAAAGCTCTTCCAGTGCTTCTACATCCCCATCCATGATCCCGGATACCGTGTATCTCAGGCCAATGTGTCTTTTCACATCTTTGATGCCATCTACCGGCACAGTCACCTTTCTGTTCATCTCTCTCAGAAATCCCATGCCAAAATTAAACTGATATACCTGTTCTTTGATTGTAAGTTCCATTCTTTTCTCCCTTCTTATGCTCCTGTTTTCTGTGTATCCGTAAATACATAGCTGGCGATTTCCTGCTGCTTTGCAGTAACGGTTGCCCAGCCATCCTGTCCGTTTCCGTTGATTCCAAATGTCAGAGATACTTCCACGTTGTCCTCCGCATTGGACGTAACCTCCAACTCTGTCAGATATCCCTGGAAATACTTGGCTTTGAATTTACCAACGTTTTCCGTAGTTCCCTCTTCTGCCAGGTTTACTTCCCAGATCTCCAGAAGGGAGTCATTATCCAGTGCCTGCTCCAGCTTGTCCACCATCTCATCACCCTTTGCAAGGATGCTGGTGGCTGTGATCTCCACTTCTGCTGTTCCAGGTGTACGGATAGTTCCGTCTTTCGTCGCTGTTGTATCTGCATCTTTTGATTTCGTCCTGCCGTTTTCTGTGGTAAACGCCAGGGCTGTCGCATCATTCTTTGCCTGCTCGCTTCTGACCCGGTACAGGTACACAATCTTTTTCCCCTGTACCGCTTCATTAAAAAGCTGCAGTCCGCTTAATAATAACCGATTCATCGTTTCACTCCTTTTTTCTCAGCTGAAAGAAAACTCTATTTCCAGGATCCCATGCATCAATGGCTGTCCGGTTGTATTATCCGGCAGGATCCTTTGTGTCACATTTTTAATCATCCAGGCAAAGTGTTCCGTATGCTCCAGAGAATAACAGATTCTTTTCACATCCAACATCATCTGGGATACGGTTCCTCTCTGCCTCGGGTTATCATGCCAGACATGAATCGTCTGGCTCACATTACCGAAAATTGCTGTTTTATTCTGCACATCGACCTGCTGGTTATCTGCCAGATAGACAAACGGATACGGCGTCCCTTCCGGCGGAAGAAACGTGTCATACACCCGATCCGGATATCGCTTTCTCAGTTCTACTAATACTGCTGTAAATAATTCCTGTTGTGGATCCACCTTATCACCTCGCCAGTTTTCTCATATCCTGCTTAAACTTTTCTTTCTGCTCATTGAATGCCGGTTTCAAATAAGGCTGTGCATTCATAAATCTGGTACCCAGTTCCACATACGCACCATAGTCCACTGTTGGCTCGACTTCTGCCGTTTTTCCGGAATCCCTCATTTCCAACGCGATGCTTCTTTGAAGAGTTCCCGTATCTATCGGCGCATTCTTCTGTGCTTTTTTCTGCATATCCGATCCATTTTTTCGTACAACTTTCTTTACATCGCTCATCTGTACGTTTTTCTTTAACTTCATCTGCAGTTCATCAATGCCTGTAACTTTGATGCTGGACATCAAACCACCTCCGTTAAAACCAGAACCTGTTTCACTCGAAGGTTCTTTCTCAGATCTACCTGGTATACTCTGTCTCCTATCCGGATCCTGTCATATATCTGTTCGTACCGGTTCTGTAAGTGTACCGTTACACTTCCCTGTCGAATCGTGCCATACAGGATCCGCATGGTTTCTGTATTTGTTTCCATAACCGCAGCCAGTCTCTGTGTTTCCCTCACCTGATCTTCCCCGTAATTTCCAGTTTTCGGATCATAGTCTCCCGAGGTGATCTGCTGAAAGTAAATCGGTGTGTCGTATCTCATAAAAACTTCACCTTCCCTTTCTTCACTTCCACCAGACTGTCCAGATATGCCCGTATATCATCCATATAACCGGAAAAATCATTATCCGACCAGGAAAGGCTTTCTCCCTCCACGCTGTGAGAAGAAAGTCCTTCGGATCCGATCCGGTTGTAACGAATAACGGAAACTTCCAGAATGATGTAGTCCATCTCCTTCGGCGGGTCCAGCCCGCCAAGGAAAAATTTCAGTCTGCTTCTTGTCGCATTTACAATCAGTTCCAGCCGCCGATAGGTCTTACTATCAACGTCTTCCAGCCCCAGAAGCAGCTCCAGATCCTCAATCATACCGCCCTCCTACTTTATGGACATATCCGCTTTCTTCTGACTCTTTCCTTCGTCCTGCTCTTCTACCAGTTCAATCAGAGCTTCTCCTTGCAGGTTCTCTTTTGTTGATAACTCTGTCAGCCGCTCTTTGGTCACCTTTATACCTTTTCTTGGAAAAATATCACCGACATGATACTCGTATTCATTATCGTGTAAATCTGTAAAATACTTAATCACTCTGTACATACGCTGCCTCCTACTTCACAGTAACGGTCGCATCTCCGGATCGAACAGCCTTATAGTTCATATCACATTCCACCAGGGTGATATGATGACCGGTTGTCGATGCGATCTCGGCTTCTCCGTCCCATTTGTTCCAATTTTTCACATCATCTCCGTATTTTACGGTGGTTGCCGCTGCTGCATCTTTGTACTTCCAGTTGTTCTTCATGGACATCAGCTGTTCTTTTACTTCCAGCTTTGTTTTTCCGGTTTCCGACCCTGCTGCCGATGTTACAGTCAGACTTCCCAGTGTCTGGGTGTCAGCACTGCCAACAGAAATATACGCGATTGCATCCAGATATTCGCAGAACAGACGAAGCCCCATCAGGGCAAAGGTATCTGAAATCGCTCTTTCGTAATTCCCCTGTGTGTGGAATCCGATAAAACCGGTAGTCGGATCCGTCGTATAAGACAGACCTGCCTTAGCAAACTCAGAATCGCCCGGATCTACATAGTACGCCATGATATTATTCAGTGGTGTCGCCACTACTACATTTTCCGGAATCTCAGAAGTGATAAATACCAGATCTGCTCCAAGGAAATTCTTCATGTATTCAAAGCCGAATGCAGTCTGCATCGTAATAGCTGCCGCTCCCAGATATCTGTATACATCCAGGGTATTTACCCATACAGCTACACCGGTTGCTGTTCTTTTCATCTTTTTAAATTTGTCTTTTACTTTTCCGATCGCCATAGCCACTGCCATCTGCCAGGTGGACTCATGTCCGACCAGGGATCCTGCCTGCAGCTGTTTATAGAACCGATCTGTAACTACCGTCTGCAAATCAGATTTAAACTCACTGTCAGTATCATTCACTGCGGCATCATATCCTTTTTCTGCAATTGCTTCTACAGATACGCTTTTGCGGTACTTTTCGATCTTGATCGTATCAAACGTCTGCTCCGTCACATGATACTGGGACATCGGGATCTCTTCTCCCTCTCCTACTTCACCAGACTGCAGTTCTCCTTCTACTGTTTTTGTCTTTAAGGCTGATCCGTTTGGTTTTCTGATCATACGGACAATACCCAGAACATCCAGTAACGCCTGCAGATTTTTACTGAAAGACGTTACAAAGTCGATCTCTCTGGCTTTTACCTGGATCTGTGCCTGACCGGTCAGATTGTCCGGTGCTGCAAATACCTGCAGCCCTAATTTTGCTACTTTTCTTTTATGCATGGTGTTCTCCTTTACTGAAATAAGGCGATATTTTCAGCAATCAACCGCTGTCTTTCCACCGGGTTGCTGATCGCCATGATCTGTTCTTTGGTCATCGTTTTTCCACCAGTTCCTCCCTTTGGTGGATTTCCTTTCAGAGCATCTTTTACTGCTGCCTGAACGGCTGTTTTGTACATCCTGGAAAATGCTTCCACTGCTGCCTTGGTATCTTCTGCGCTTTCGGATACCAGATGCCCCAGAAGTTCATCCGGAATGTTGATTTCTTCATCTGCCAGCATCTTTCTGGCGGTCTTTGCCATCTCCGTGACAGCATTCTGCCGCTTCAGGTCCTCCAGCTCTTTCTCCAGCTTCCGGTTTTTGTACTCTGCTTTCTCCTCTTTGGTCATCTTGGCAAGTTTTTCCGCCTCTGTCAGCTTGTCATCAGTCAGTGCCTTCCATTTTTCCTGTGCATTGGTCACTGCTGTATTGACTGCTTTCTGAACCCTGCGGTCAAACTCCGCCTGATTTCCCTCTTCTT